TTATCATTCAGTTATTACAGGTTAGTAATAGTGAATGTGCGGTAGTATACGTTTGAATCTGCAGCATTCGAAGTGAATGGATTAGCAGTCATGCCGTAACGAGTTTTAAAACCAATACGTGGTTGGAAATCATTCTCGCCAACAGTCTTCATCATAGATAAAGGAACGTATGGACAGTAGAAGATACCAGCATCGTAAGAGTTAGTACCCTTATAACCAACAGTAACGTAGTCTGAAGTTGCAAAAGGGTCAACATATAACTTGATGCCACCGTTAAGTGTACCAACGAATAAGTTACCAGTTACATCAGCAAGAGAAACGTTTGCAGTGTTACCATACTGAACATTACCTGTAGCATTTAATGCTGCAGCAACGTTAGAAGAGATAATCGCAAAGTTACCTTTACCACGACGAGTAGCGATTGCAATTGCATTAGCTTCTTTGTCAATGTGAGTAATAAGGTTCTTGTAGATTTCAACTTCCCAACGACCACCAGATGAACCACCAACAGCAGCATCAAAGTTTGCACCAGGTACAGCAGCAGTATTCATAGTTTGAATCATTTCACGGTTGATCTCGCCTAAGATCTCAGTAGAAAGGATTGAAGCTAATTCAGACTCAGCATTAAGACCATGTACAGCTTTAAGGTCTTGAGCTAATTCCATTGTGTAGTTAGCCTTTAATTGACGAGACTCAGCAGTTACTGTAGACTTTTCAATTGAGAAACCCATTTCAGCAAAAGTAGAACCTTCAGCAGTAGCTGTAGACATCTTACCTGAGAATGAAGTGTTAGGCTCATTGAACAATGCTTCAGTTGGAGCAGTAGATGATGTGCCGTCTGCATAGTTTGACTTCATAGCGAAGATCAAGCCAGTAGGACCTTTCATAGGTTGTACACCAGCTACGTCAAACGCTAAAAGGTTTGGAGTAGAACGACGTACTAAAGAAATCATAACTGGATCCCAGTTGTTGATTGCACCAGTTGCGTCTGAACCGCCAGCTACTGATTGCTCTTTAAGAGAGATTTCTTGGTTCTCAAGAACGATTGCTGTAACAGCACGTTTATGAGAGTCTGTGATTGAACCAGCGTCAGCTGCTTCTAATACAGGATTCCACTTTTCCTGTAGTTGTGTTGCATTTAATTCCATTTGATATTCTCCTATTTAGAATTATTTAAGTTTTGACATTGCATCAAGGTACGAAGCCATATCGCTTGTAACTTGTGTGTCATCTTTGGTGTCTTCAGTAATAGCGTCAATTTCTTCAGCTACTACTTCTTTGTCGTCTTTCGTAAGGTAAGACTCTTTAATTGTTGCAACTTTAGATGCAAACTCTTCTAAATCAGCAGCGTCAATAGACTCTGTCAATTCTTTAAGTTTAGCAGCTTCAGTAGCGGCAAGACCTTCACTAGCTTCAGTAACAATTGCAGCCATCTCGAAAGATTTAACTTTCTCTGATAACTCAACATTTGCTGCAGTAGCTGTATTTAGTTGATCCTTAGCATCAGATACTTCTTCAGTTAAAGCGTCAACGATCTCAACTTTATCTTCTGGTACATTGATGTAATGCTCAGTAAACACACCGTGCATAGCATTGATAAATGATTCTGTGATTTCTGATTTTAATCCGTGCTCAATTGCAACTTCGTTATCAGTCATCCAGTTCTCAACTACGTAGTTAAGGTAACCATCAACTTTATCAACTAAATCTTCTTTAATTGCTGTAACTTCTTCAGTCAAATCAGACGCATAACGCTCTTCTAATTGTACTGTTGCTGTTGCAACTTTATTTTGTAAAGCAGCTTCGAAGATAGTACCAGCTTTAGCTTTAAAGCCTTCAGACAAATCAGCTTCGTCCTTTACTAGTGCATCTAAGTCTTCTTTAAAAGTTTCTTCTTTCTGAACTTTCTTTTTAGACTCTTTCTTCTCAGTTTCTACTTCACCTTCTTCGTCATCACCTTCTTCGTCTTCATCTTCATCTTCTTCGTCATCTTCTGATTCAACTTTAGCTTTCGCCTTAGCTTTCTCAGCAGCTTCAAAGATTGCATCTAATTCATCTTTATTCATTTCTTGTAAAGATGCATTAATTGCAGATATCGTACGAGCTTCTGTTAAGGGAGCTTCTACTTCTGTATTAGTTTCCTCAACAATAACCTCTTCAGTAATGTCTTTAATTTCTTCATTTGACATATTATTTACTCCTGTTAGAGTTATAGTTTAGAGAGGAAATGTTCAAATCCGCTTACTTCTGAATCTGTATTATCTACAACTTCTTCCGTTACGACTTCCATCATTTCAGTCTCACCTTCTTCAATTTGCTCAGAAACTATATAATGACCTGTATTATCCATAGTCCAATCAACACCTTCCATAATGCCATTTACAAATGCATTAGGTGCTGATGGGTCTTGAACAATATCAACTGTGCTAAGATGAAAATCATCTTTAACATAATTAACGCCATTTTTCATTTCTATGCTTCCCATACCACGACTTGAAACACCAAGTTGAACACCACCTTCAACCAAACCTTTTACAATTTGCCCCATAGGGGTATCTAAAATAAGTGCTTTCCCAATCACATTATTACCGTCCCATTTAAGTTCTGTAATTCTGTGACTAACTTTATCTAAGTTGATTGATGGACCTTCTGGGTGATTTAACTCACCAACGGCCCTACCAGTCATTACTTGTTCATTGTTGTATCTATCTACTGCATTATTAAGAACTTCTCTAGTATAAACTCTACCATTTCGGTTCTTGCCTTCTGCCTGCATAAAGATACCTTCGATATAAGTTTCTTTCTTACCATTCTTTCCTTCGGTAATAGAGTAACCTAATCCTTCATTTGTATACTCTGCTATTAACTTCATGCTAATCCTTCATTTTCCCAGCGTCTATAGCTGTTTCTATATCTTGAACTGCTTTCTTCATCTTGTTGACAGCCTTCTTATCTGTAGCTGCATTACTAAATGCTTTAATTAACCCCTTTAATGAGTTATGATATACATCATAGGCTTTGTCAAAATCATCCAACTTGCCTTCATTAATTGTGTTATATGCTTCATGAATGTTCATACTATTTTCCTATTTTTAACGATGTTGGTAAACCTCTTTCTCTCATATCATCTGATGAGAACCAAGTGGTATACGTTGTGTACCACATATCATCCCATCGTTTATGAATATCTTTAGTGGTGCCAACATATTTGACCTGGGCATAAGCAGTTAGAATATCCTCAAGCGCTTTTACAGCTTTCTTTTCATCAAACTTCTTTTCAATGATTACTTGCATATCATTATATGCTTCTGTTAAGTTCACTACTATACTCCCATTACTTTTAAAAAATCTTTAAGACCCTTTTCAGCATCTTTAAGCGACTTGAATTTATCAAGTTTTTGATCATCTATATACAAGTTAAATTTACTGGTAATCACTGCAGTAGTCTTCTTATCTTTACCTAACTTGGTAAATTCCTTTTCTACAGTTTCACCAGATGGCAACTTCAGTTTCTTTTCGATTATTAAGTTAAATGATTCTTTAAATGTCTTCATCTGCGTCTTTATCAGCAGTGCCATACATTTGGCCAGCCAACTCTTGTTTATGTGTGTCCAATGCTACATTAATTTTATCAGACATCAACCCATTAAACTCGTTGTTGCTGTCCTGCACGTCACCAGTTTGTATGGCGTCAATTAAATTATTTAAATCCATAATATTTTCCTCTGTGTAATATATTTATAAGAATTGATATCTACTCTTCATCAAAATCTTCATCTTCTGAAGGTTCAGCTTCAATTTGTTTATCAATTTCTGCAATCATCTCTTCATCTTGTTTAAGAATGTTCTTTCTAATCCATTCTTTAGAATAGTATGTACCAACATACTCATCTATTATTTGTAATGTTTCAACTCTTTCTTTAAGAATCTCTGCATCTTTAAGCTCTGCATAATAGTTATCTTTAATGAATTCAATATCAAGATCTTCTTTAATACTCTTCCAGTCTGAAGGAACAATAATCTTTTTAAGGATCAATTGTCTCTTTAATACTTCATAGAATAATCCAGAGAACTTAGTACGCACTCTATCAATAAACTTCTGAAACTTCAACTCATCACGAGTAATCTCCGATGAACGCCCAACGTTAAATGCAGATTCTGCCTCTAAACGAG